CTGGAACAAGCAAGCGTTCTCAGTAGGTTCAGTACCTATTAAGAAACTTTACAGCACTGATACTGTTGCAACTACAGAAGATGGTTTGCAATTCCGTATTAGTCGTGGTTCTTCATTCCTAAACAATGAGCAAAAAGTGCGTATTGATTTCCGCCCTGCTTACGGTGTAATGAACCCGTTCTTTGCTGGTCAAGGTTTCGGTAGAGCTTAAATAGATTGGGGCGGCTTCGGCTGCCCCTTTTTTTATTATAAGGAAACAACGTCATGGAATTAATGAAAAACAAAACTAAACCAAAACCAAAAGCAAAAAAAAAAGACCTACCAAATACTAACGGTTTGTTTGTAATGTCTAAACCAAGCGGTGCAGAATTAGAAGTAAACCCAGAAAGCGTAGAACACGCATTAGCTATCGGATGGAAGTATCAATAATGAAAAATGTCAATCATTATGATAAAGGTGGAAAACTGTTTACGGGTAAAACCCACAAGCATCCCGATGGTACTTTAATGAGTGGTGCTAAGATGGGCAAAACTTCAAAAGTTGTGTTGCATTATGGCGAACTTAGTAATGCAGCTAAAAAGAAAGCAAGAACACAATGGTAAAGGAAGCATAAACAATGGCAACAGTAGCGCAAGTAGCAAAGGCATCATTGCAACGTATCTTGGTTCAAGCAAGCGAGGCTGAACTAGAGCCTGACGAGTACCAAGATTTTATCTTTGCTATGAATAATTTTATGTTGTCATTAGATGCTGATGGAGTGTCACTGGGATATACGGAAGTTTCCAACTTAGGTGATGAAGTAACTATTCCAACAGGCGCTTTACGAGGTCTTATAGCCAACATGGCTATAGAGGTATCACCAGATTATAACGGTACAATAGGACAAGGCTTAATTGCTGCTGCTACAGAAGGCATGAAAGTTATGCGAAAAATAGGGCAACGTATACCTACTTCTTTTATGCCATCTACTTTGTCTATTGGTTCAGGCAATGAAAGTGACGACCAAGGATTAACCACTGGTTTCTATCCTAATCAAGAAGCTTCAATACTAGCCGAAACAACAGGCGCTATTGGCTTGGAACAAAACACGAACAAAACTACATAGGTGACATGAATGTCTAACAGAGCAAACGGGCGCAAAAAAAGTCTTTTTCCAGCACAAACAACCGTTCTTACTAATGCAAGTATGGACTACTTTGTTAATGGTGTTAACTATAAAATACCTTATACAAACTTTGTATCTGGTTTAGGAGTCACCGGAACTATTGTTCAAGAAGGAGCCGTGTCTGGCACACCTGTTTTAGACACTCAATCTACTGTAAATAACATTAGAAATTTAGAAGCAGGAGCAGGCATAAGCACTGCAATATCTTCCGAAAACGGCATCACTTTAAAGCATAATTTTACGCAAGACACAACTGGTTCACCAGTGTTGGTTAATCCTACAGCAACATCACCTGCTATAGCCTCTATTGTAGCAGGCAGCGGTATATCGGTTACGGCAGCAAGCAACGCTATCACCATAGCTTCAACTGGTATTGCAAAGGCTTCCAAGCAGGTTCTTATTAGTGTGCTTGCCGATCTCCCATCTGCTGTAGCAAATGTCATTACCTTGTTAGCCGATACTGAGTATTTGCTCTTAAAAGATATTAATATTGGTGCAAACGGAATAGCACTATCAGAAGATACTGTATTGGCTGGACTTGATAACACATTAATTACAGTTACCTATACCGGAACGGGCGACATGATAACTGCAGGGGATAAAAACTTTGTTGTTAAAGATATAGCGCTAGCCTGTGCTAGCGGTAGAGCATTTAAAATCACTGATACTTCTGCAAAAACCATTTTCTTGCAAAACGTCACCATTACAACTTGTACAAAAATAGGTAGCTTTGTTTCTACCGCTAGTGATTACACTTTAAATAATGTAAACAGCTTAATTACAGCGACTACTGGCATGGAGTTTAGTGGCGTATTTAGTCGGTTTATTCACACTCAATCTACCGTTAATTTATCAGCAGGCGCTGTTTACAGTTTAGCAACTGCAACCTTTAAGTCTTTTATTAGTGACGAGATATTATCAACATTAGCTGCTAGCACAAAACTATTAACAGGAGCCGCTAGCTCTGCGAACATTGTAGCTGGTCAATTAGGTGTAGTAATTGCACCTTGTTTACAAGGGGCTGGCGCATCTGCACCATTGACAACTATTGCACCTACAGACACAAGATGGAATTTTACAGGCGGAAATACGATTGCTGATACTAGGACTTCGGGCTTAGTGTCAATGCAAGGTAACTCAACCAATACTGTTATTGCATCAGCAGGTACACCTGTTCTTGTTGCAGGCACTTGGGTAGTTGGCTCTACAAGTCAAATGACAGGAACAACAGGCGGAAGAATTACTTATGATGGTGCAAAAGGCATACACGCCTCTGTAAGCGCTAAAATATCTGTAGAGCCAGTAAGTGGTGGCTCTGTTGATATATCGGCACAGGTGTCCATTAACGGCTCTTTAGTAGCCAACTCTGTTGCTATTGGCAGTGCATCTGCAAACTCGCCTAGCTCTATTACCGTTATATGGGCGCAAGAGTTAGCCGCTACAAATTATGTAGAAATATTTATATCTAACCTTGACACCACAGTTGACTTGTTATCGGCTAGTGCTGTTGTGAGTATTAACTAATGGCAGCAGCAATATTACCCATTGCTAACGGTTTCTATCTAAGTGATAGCCTACCAATATCAGCGCAAGAGTGTACTAATTGGTATCCAAATATTGTGCAAGCGCCTGCACTGTCTCCTGAAACTTTGTTTGGAACAGCAGGAACAACGCAACTAGCGACAAGCGGTACAATCTTAGAGCAAAATAGGGGCAGCCACACTATGGCTGGTGTACCGTATTTTATTAATGGAAATGCTATATACCGTTTAAACTCTGATAACACGTTAAGTAATTTAGGTGAAATAACCGGATCTGGCAGGGTGTCTTTAGCTGATAACGGTACGCAGCTAATGATACTCGTTCCTAATGGAGATGGTTATATATTGACTGATGCTCCCGCAGTTTTAACTAAAATTACTGACACAGATTTTACTGCTAATGGCGCACCACAGCATGTTGTATTTATAGATGGTTATTTTGCTATTACTACCGACACTAAAAAGTTTATTGTATCTGCTTTAAATAACGGGCTAGCCTATAACGCATTAGACTTTGGAACAGCAGAAGCAGATCCAGATGACATTGTTGCTCCTATTGTTTTTAACAACCAACTGTTTATTGGCGGAAGTGAAACAACAGAAGCTTTTCAAAACATTGGCGGCGCTGACTTTCCATTTCAACGATCTGGTTTGTTTTTAAGCAAAGGTATTAAAGCGCCTTTTTCAGTAGTCAATGCTAACGATACGTTTATGTTTATTGGCGGCGGTGAAAACGAAGCTCCAGCTATATGGGCGCTAGAAGGTAATAACTACAAAAAAGTATCTACCACAGCTATTGATTCTATTTTAGCTACAGCAACCAACGAAGAAATAACAGGTGCATTTGCTTGGTCTTATGCTAAAAAAGGTGCGTATTTTGTAGGTTTTTCTATACCATCTACTACCTTAGTCTTTGATGTTATCAGCGCAAGATGGCATGAAAGAAAATCTAACGTTAACGGCGATACGATCCGTTCTCGCATTAACTCAGTAACTTCCGCTTACGGTTTGACTTTAGTCGGTGATTCACAAGATGGACGTATTGGTTCTTTAGATAATAATGTTTATACAGAATATGACAACGCTATTATTAGGCGTGTCGCTTCTCAACCGTTTCAAAACAATATGCAGTCATTTACGGTTCCAAGTATTGAGCTAACAATGGAAGCAGGAGTGGGTAACGCAGCGGCGGTTGATCCTCAAGTCATTATGGATATAAGCTCAGACGGTGGCAAAACCTTTAGAGATGAGCGTTCAAGAAGTGTCGGCAAAATTGGTGAATATAACAAACGGTCAATATGGCGTAGAAATGGAAGAGTGGCCCGCTTTGATGTTTTTCGTTTTACATC